TCCAGCTCCAGCAATAACAGGTGTAATTAAAATATCTTCTTGACCAATTGGGTAATTTAATTCATCAAGTCCTATTGATGTATTTCCTACACAAACAACATATTCCCTATCAGCCATATGTCTTTCTAGACCTGCAAAATTAGCCACCAACATCCTTACGCTTTCTGCTACATCATTTATGTCAGCAACAATCTCTTTCTGACCTGTAAATTCAGCCAGTTCCCCATATAGCTTGACTGTCCGCATGCCTTAATCTCTTACCTGTACATGATTGTAGCCACTCGCCATAACAATCTCTACAACTCAAACGATTTTGAAGATGATGCAATATATTTCCATCCCCTAAATAAACCGCACAATGATTCAAACCAGGCGAACCAATCGACATTAATAGTGCATCTCCTTTGATTAGCTTTTCATCTTTTAACATCCGAAATCCTGTAGCTCCAAACGCTCCATCAAACATCGGTGATTTAATAAATTGCTCTGGATCGGAAGGTCTTTCCCAATCTCTTAAGGCCAATCCCTCCTGTTGGTACCAATCTCTTACAAGAGTCCAACAATCTTGGGCTGCCCATACCCATTTTCTTCCCAACAAAGGAGAAATATAACTTCCTTTAGGTGTATAAGTTGCCCATCTTTCTAGCTTAGGGTTAACGATATGCCAAGGAATTTTACCTTTACTAGCAGCAACTTTATCTGCTTCTGATGGTGCGGGTGAAGCAACTGGATGGCTATGAACAACAGCTATAATCTCTCCCAATTCTTCTCCTTTTGCATAGTCAATTGGACAGATTTGAAACATCTGTTCAGGATATTTAGCAATATTTTTACAAGGCCAATATTTTTGTTTACCTTTGACTAATAAAACAAGACCACAAGATTCTCTAGGGTAAACTTCTTTTGCTGCTTTTAAAGCTGTATCTTTCCAATCAATAGTTGAACGAACCGACTCCAGGGAACTCATCAGGTAATATTTGTCGTTTCGGTAATCTTACTCCAGCTAAATCAAACGCACTACACATTTCGTAGGAAATAACATCCCTATTTTCCATTGCTTTTCTATCTATAAAATAAATATCTCTTGGCTTAAAGAAACTTGTTGGATCAGGTACTCCATGAGGATTACCACGATCAAAACTTGTTGATCCTACTCCACCGCTTGTAGGGGTGTAAAAGAACATATTGTAACTTGAGCTATGCGTAGCAACACTCCAAAGCTCATACCTTCCTGGTGGAATAGAACCAGAAGCAACATCTCCACTTTCTATTACAATCGCATCACCTTTTGAAAAACCAGGGTTTGTACCTGAAACCACTAATTCAACTAGATATTTTATACTGACAATTTGACCATTAACTACCTCGATTTCAGCAAACCCCGTTGCATAACTACCTGAAGCTTTACCTCCTGGTAATTTCCAATTTGCATTATCAATAAATTGAAGTAATGTTCGAGTTCTTGTAACTTTACACCCCTCTAATCCATCAGGTAATAAAGCAATAATAGCCGTGAATACACCACTTAAATTTGCTATAGATATGTTCGGTCTAGGTAAAGTCCCTTGGCCTGCTACTTCATAACCTTCAGCTTTTAATGGTAGTGCCGTATAAGTTTTTCCTTGCCAAACAATATCATTACCTACCTCATTCTTTGTATTCGTAAAGTAATAAGTAAAAGTTTGATTATCATCTCCGCCAGCTTGCGTTCCATCAATATCCTCTCCAAATCCTGCCACAGTAAAAGGACCGTGTTGAGTATTATTTAACTCAAACTCAAATAACTCAACAATTGTCTTTGCATCAGACCCTTGTAAGGTCTTTTGTAAATTTAACTCACCTTGACCTTCTGAGTAATCATCAACCCAGTAATTAACAACGCAATACAGCATTGGTTTATGCAGTTACAGCTTTAATAACAGCAAAACGAATAACAATTGCTTCACTTAATGAGCCTGCTGAAATGTTGGTCACATTAATTGAAGCCGAACCTGCTGCTGCTTGTGCGTTTAAAGCATACTTTCCTGCTGTACCAGCAGAGGCATGGTTTAAAACGACAACATCAGTTGCCGCAATTGTTGAGTTCGTAAGAGTAAAAGAAACAATGGCATCAGCCGCTAAAGCAGCTCCATTCATTGTTACTGTTCCACATTTCTTGTTAAGTGTAACCGCAGTCGATTTTGAAGTAGCTTGCGTTACTGCTCCACCTTCGCCAGTTACATAGCCAGCTTTGTCGTTATTTAAATTTGTGAAATTAGCATCAACTTGTGCATGTGTAAGCGGAGAACTGGTTCCACTCCTTAAAGTAATACTGCTCATACGTCAAAAACCTGCCTGAATGTTGCACTTATAGTAGCTTTATTTAGGTATGGTATGCTTTTTGTCCAACTATCGCAAACCCATTTATAAGCAGTTGTCGTGTCAGGAGGAGTCCAATCAAAACTTGCCCCATCTGAAGCTCTATCGTTCAAAAAATTAGAAATTATATCCGCATCTGACTCACTAATATTGTTCCAATTTAATCTCCATTCTTTAGGGTTCTGATTTAAACCTACAACAACTCTAAGTTCATATCCATCTCCCATCTGACTAACGCGTGTCTTAGGAGAGTTCTGTTGGCTTGCTCCATAAGCGGGGCTAGGAACAGAAGGGACTGTCGTCGGACCAGGGAATGTTGCCATTATCTACGAGCTAAGAGTCCTCCAGGTCTTTGTTGTCTAGCAATTTCAGCTTGAACTGCTGCTCCTAGCATACTTCCAAGTTGCTCAGCTTGCCCTGCATCTCCTGCAACTGACGAGCCAGAAGCATCAACATTAACCACTACGTTTGCTCCTCCCATCTGATTGTTAGGTATTATTCGTCCTGAAGAATTAGGCACAAACATTTCAGGGCCACGCTCCCCAACCAAATAAGGTTTAGATTTTGATACAGGGCCACCAGTTGCTCTCTCCTCGAAACCAAGAGCAGGAGCCATCCAAGGGAACATACCTGAAAGGCCAGCTTTAACACCGTAATTAATTAACGACCTGCTTATCTGATTGAATACATTTGAAGCGACTTCTCCTAAACTCTTAGTTCCCTCAATTGCACCCATAATTGCATTAGTGACCCCATCACTAATGGTTACAGCTATCCCATTCCACATCTGATCTATTTGACTGAGTGGCTGTCCCATCTTATTTAACTTGCCCGTTATCTCATCTAATAGGTCACTTTGTTCCTTTGTTAAGCCGTTATATTCAGTAGCATCCTTAATCCTTTGAGTTCCAGTTGCTTCCATCTCCATCAGCTTGGCCTGGATTAAACCAGAAAGGTTAAAAGCTTTTGAAATAATGTCATCAGCAATAGGTCTATTGGGGTTCCGAGGATCAATTCTTTTTGCTTGATTCTCAACTCTTGTAACAAGTATCTGTAATTTCTTTAATTGATCTGTGTTTGTCGCCGACATAACTGTGCCGGGCGTGACCATATTTGTCACGACATTTTGAAGACGTTTTAGACCTTTCTTCTGCAACCCGGAACCCACAAAGGGACTACCAAGTGATAAGTCTGAACCTGCTAAACCAAGTTGCGTGTATGCACCTCCCATTGTCACATCAGTCATTAGTTGTATGGCTTCGGCAGCCGTACTGACGATGCTTTTCAATATGTCCAAAATATTCTTTAACGCTGGCCCTAATACTTGATCTAAAACCCTAACCAAGTTCCCCGTCAAATTAACAATATCACTTAACTGGCTGCTTAATGTCTTCGACATAAGGACAGAAGCTTCATTAGCTGTACCCGCGGATTTCGTTTGTTTTTCTAAATTCTTGTTAAAACTAACTAGGTCATCATTTAACAAAGGCAACACAGCCTTTAATGCGTCAACACTTCCAAATAATTTCACTAATGCTGTCGTACTTCCTCCTGTCTTCTCTTTAACCTCTGCCATGAAGTCGGCAAAGCCTTTAGATCTTAAACCTGTCTCATTGAATTCAATACCTAATTTCTTAGCAAGCTTCTCGGCTTCTGAACTTGGCTTCAAAATAGAAACCAACGCTTGATTCAACCGGTAAAGGTTGCCTGAACCGGTACACCTTGCGCGGTAATAGTGGATATAGCCGCGTTTAATTCTTCAATAGATACATTTGTGGCCGCTGCTGTTGGAGCTAAACGTCCTATGAATTTCGCGTATTGGTCAAGGATGATTTTACCGTCATTCTGGGTTTGTATAAATCCATCTACTAACCTTTCAGATTCTTTCGCGGATTTACCATACGCGTTCAGAACACTCGTTAAAGCATTTCCCACTGTATTTAGATCCGAAAGACCTCCTTTAGCTCCAAGCGCAGCCGCTTCCAAAACAGCCGCCGCGTCTGCAGCTTTGACGAAACCAGCGGAGGCAACATCATACGCAGCAGTTGTTAATTGAGTTTGAGAATAAAGGCCACCTAGACTATTACTTACACCCAGTAGCTTCTCATTTAGGCGGTCGGCCTCTACTCCTAAAGTTTTTAAGGCTTGAGTTGCTTTTTCTGCTTCATTAAATCCTTTAAAGTAATTCCTAACTAATGCAACACCGGTAAAGGCCACAGTAAGTGGCCCCATAGTCCTTAATAATCCTTTTGTCGCGCCGTTTAATAATCCAACATGTCTTTGTGCCGCCTTTAAACCTGAAACTGCCTGACGCGAATCAACTCTTAAATCTATATTTGAAATCGCCACAGCTTCAAAGCTTTTTTATGATTCTAACCTCTCCGCTTAGCTTTATCCATTTCCTCTTTTTCTCTTTCTGATTTTAATTCGTAATAAGCCGCCCAATGAATAAATTCTTCTTGGGTCAATGAGCTTCTTAGTTGTCCAACAGTCATACCAATTTCGGAGGCCAGAAAAAATTCAAAATTGAACCAGCTGTCCTCCTTTAGTCGTTTTTTAGTTCATCTAGTGTCTTACCTGTCTCATCAATATTAAAAAGAAAAAGCTCTATTTCATTTAACACGTTTTCAGGTAATTCTCTTTGCAGTTTTGGGGCGTCTGCCATCGCGAAAGCTTTTGTCCCGTCTTCCAGCTCTGCCATCTGGCATAACATCTGAGTGGATAAAACTAGAGCATCTTGCGTGTCCGCAACCGCGTTAGCCCTCATGCGGTCTGCCCTTGTAACAGGCTTGAAAAACAAATCAAGAACAGCTTTTCCTTTGCCATCCTTGATTGTGAATTTACGTCTTTGATCTAGATCGAAAGCGCCAACCAAAAGGTCAACAGTGCGAGGATTCTGGGCCATTAAATACCAAGTGTAATTGTGCCATTAAAGGTGAAACTAATCGTTACAACCTCTAGTTCACCAACAGTAGCACCGTAATCAGTGCCAGTCACGAGGATATTACCCGATATTTTTTTAGAACCACTTTCGTCTAAATACAATTCGACAAAAGCGTTGGCAGGATCATTATCTGTATTGACCTCTTTTAGTAAGTCAAGCTTGTCACCAGAACCCGGTGCATCGTACATGCATTCAATAGAACCTGAGCCACCAATAAGCCCACCAACATAAGACCTTGCAGAAGCCCCTTGTGCTGTGCAATCCAATGATTCTTTCTCAGCCGTCATAGACCAAGATCTAACAGCCGCAATTTCAGATTTGCCGCCGGAGGAATCTTTGTCGAAAAAGACTGTTCCTTGTTGTCCTCGATAAAAAGCCATAGTTAGATAGAGAGAGTAACAGCGCCGTTAGTGACAAAACTAACATTCACCTTTTCTATTTCACCTGTTGTAGCAGAATAATCTGTACCGGTGATGACACCATCGAAAGTTATTTTCTTTGTACCTGTAGTGTCTAAATAAAGCTCGAAGGCCGCCGCGCCTGCATCATTAGCGGTGTTGACATGTTCGATAAAGACATTGGTTTCATCACCTGATGTAGCGGTGTAAAGCAACTCACAAGAGCCAGAACCACTAATAAGACCTCCAACATTAGAACGGGCTGTTGCCCCTAATGCTGTTGTATCTAAAGTCTCTTTTTCTAAAGTAAGAGACCAAGCAGTTGTACTTGCAATTGCAGCGGGAGAACTCCCTGCATCATCAAATTTTACTGAGCCTTGTTGGCCACGATAAAACGCCATAATTAAAGATCCTCAAAGGTTTCAAACGTCATACGGACGCGAGTTTGGAAAAACCCTTCAGGAGTTGGCGCAGCCACCACTTCCGGGCCAATCGGCGG